GCATCGACACGGTGTCGTCCTTGGCGCCGACGACCTCGGCGGAGACCTTGGGGTCGGTCCACACCAGGCGCGGCAGGACGATCTCCCGCTGCAGGAGCCCGATCGCGGTCTTCACGATCTTCTCGGGCTTGAGGAAGGTACTCGCCACGGGAACCTCCTAGGTTCGGGGTGAACCACGCGAGCCCGTGGCCAGGCAGCGTGGGGGTCGTTGCTAGAAGCCGCGCCGCACCTTGGCGGCCAGCTCCGCGGGGTCGCTCTCGTCCGGCTCCTCGGTCGGGTCGCCGCCGCCGCGCAGACGCTCCTTGGGCTTCTGCGAGGGCGGCTTCTTCCCGCTGCCGTCCAGCGCCTCGAGCAGCTTCTCGGCGTCGGCGAGGATCTCCTCCTCGGTGTCGCCCTTGAGCCGGTCGATGAGCCAGTCCGGCAGGCCGAGGCGGTGCCCGACCTTCAGACGGCGGTTCTCGGCCTCCAGGGCCTTGATGCGGCCGTCCTTGTCGCCGGACTGCTTCGCCCGCTCACGCAGCGAGCGGTTCTCGCTGTTGAGCTTCTTGATCTTCGACAGCGCACGGTTGGCGTCGAAGCCTCCCTCGTCGTCGTGCTCCTCCTGGGAGCCGTCGTCGTCCTGGGAGTCCTTGGGGTCCTTGCCCTTGCCCTTGTCGTCGGCTCCGGCGCCGTCCTTGCCGTCGCCGGTGTCGTCGTCCTGGTCCTTGCTCTCGTCGTCGCCGTCCGGGGCGGCGCCGAGGATGGGCCAGATGGGTCCGCGCTTGCCGTAGCCGATCGGGACGATGGGCTGGCCGGTGCGGGGGTGGCGCAGGATCGTGCGGTGCATGTGCCCTCCTGGGGCTGGTTGTGGGGTTCCTCCGTCCACCAGGGACGGGTGGTCTAGGCGGGGTAGCCGTCCTCCGCGGACAGGGCCGCGCGGAACGCGTTGTACTTCCCGTTGGGGCCGCCGCGGTCGCCCTCGCGGACCGCGCGCTGGTACAGCGCCCGGTACCGCAGCGCCTGGTCGGACCAGGCGGCCTCGCGGTGGTAGATGACCTCCGGGGTGCACGAGCAGTGGTCGTGGGGCTGGAAGTCCGCGGTGGCCTTGGACCGGTACACCGGGCCGCGGCTGGCGAGCATCGCGCAGAACGCGCACGGCTGCGACGACGTGACGCGCGCCCACCCGAGCGCCTGCCGGTCGGCGGCGGCGCTGGCGACGAGCTGGCCGCGGCCGCCGTCGAGGGTGTGCCGGGCGACCGCGCCGAGGACCTGCACGAGCGCGTTGTCGCCGGCGGCGCCCAGCTGCAAGCCCTGCGCGATCCCGGCCTTGACCGCGACCGGCCCGGTGACCCGGATCGAGGTGGCGATCGCGTCGAGGGGCGCGGGCTGCTGCGCCACGCCCGGCGCGGGACCCGTGGCGCCCTCGGCGGCGCGGTACAGCGCGAGGTAGGGCTCGGCCTGCTGCGCGGACAGCGTGCGCCCGGCGGCGACGAGGTCGGAGACGGCGCGGATCCACGGATCCTGGGTGGCGTCGAGGCGCCGCAGGTCCAGCAGCGGCCACAGCTCCACCGTGCGGGCCTGCACACCGCGGACGAGAGTCTGCTGCTGGGCGCGGAACGCCGCGGTGAGGGCTCGGCCCTCGGGGGTCAGGGCCATGCTCAGGCGCCGACGGCGCCGGCGTCCTGGGCGCCGCCCTGCCGCTCGAGGTAGGACTGCAGCTGCTGTATCGCGCCGCCCTGGCGGGCCATGCGCTCCCACTCGTCGACGTCGAGCTTGGTGACGCCAGGGATCCGCGGCCACAGCGCCTGCACCGGGACGCCGAGCTGGTCGGCGATCTTCCCAAGGGCGTCTGCGGCCTGGGACAGGGACCGGATCTCGGTGTCCTGCCAGGTGACGTGGCTGGCGAAGTCCTCCGCGGCGGCGGTGTCGCCCTGCTGGTGCGCGGCGAGGCGCAGCTTGCGGTCGTGGCTGGCGCCGAAGGCGACCTTGTACTGGTGGATCTTCTGGATCAGCCCCGACCGGGCCTCGGACAGGGCGTCGGCGGCCAGGTTGACCAGGTTCCCGGTGAGCGCGTAGGTCGGGGTCTGCGACACGACGGCCAGGGACTCCACGTCGGAGTCGTAGGCGTTGATGAACCCGTCGAGCGGGGTCTCGTCGAGGGTGCCGAACCGGGTGTCGGGGTCGTCCGCGATCAGGATGTCGTCCTGGCGCAGCTGGATCTTCTTCTCCTTCTCATCCTCCTCGGTGTACTGCGCCCCGTCCGGCTTGGACATGCCGGCGATGGTGCGCACCTTCCAGGAGTTGAAGTGCTGGACCATCATCCGGTCGTAGGCGGTCTTGTTGATCCGCGACGCGACCGGGATGAACGGCGCGACCTCGCCGAAGGAGCGGCCCTCCTCGTCGAGGTCGCCGGAGAACCGCACGACGGGCGTGACACCGGACCCGTGGATGCGGTGCTCGAGGTAGGTGATCTCCCCGCCGTCGGCGCTGGTCGCCGACAGCATGTGCACGGCGTCCTCGTCGATCAGCTGCAGCAGCAGGCCGCCGCCGCTGGACTCGACCTGCAGCGCGTACATCGGCCAGTCGTCGGACTCCGGGGACTGCCACACGGCGTAGAGGCGCCGCGGGGAGACCGCCTTGATGACCGACGAGGCCTCGCCGCCGGGGACGACGCCCGGCAGGACGGTCTCGAACGAGTACCCGTACTTCACCGCAGCCCGGTGGGTGGCGACCTGACGGGAGTCCTGGTCGTTGCGCTGCCAGGTGTCCCACGGCCCGGAGTTGTCCGCCGAGGACGGCGACCGGTACCCGTCGACGTAGAGCGCCTGCGCGACGGTGCCGACGACCAGGCGCAGGTACGGCGTCTGGGCGAGCTTGAGGAGCGCCTTGAGCTCTTGGGTGGCGCCGCGCGGCGCCCGGATCAGGGTCTCGGTGTCCCCGCGGTACCACTGGTCGATGACGTCGAGGCGCTCCTTCTCCGCGGACCACTGCGGCAGGAGCTGCTTGGCGAGCGACACGGCCTTCGTGGGGTCGAGCATCGGCTCACCACACCCTTCCTGAACGGGTCTTCTGCGGGCCCTGGTTGAGCAGCTGGCGCCAGAGCATCCGCGCCCCGACCGCGCACACTGCGAGGTCGACCTTGCGCCGCGACTCGCGGTTCTCCTTGCCCATGCCGACGCCGTACTGGTTCGGGCGGCGGCGGGCGTTGCGGATGTGGTCGGCCAGTGCCGCCGAGTGGTCGTGCGGGACCGCGCGGGCCTCGACGTCGGTGATGAACCGCTCGACCGCGGCGGTGAACTGCTGCTGGTGCTGCTGGGTGCGCATGTCCCACGCGACCGCGTGGCCCTGCTTGCCCGGCACCGCCCACACCTGCAGCTGGCCCTTCCAGCGGCGGTGCCACTCGTCGACCAGCGGCTCCCAGAACCGCTCGCCGGTGTCGTCCCGGACGTCGGACGGGTCGGCCCAGAACGCGCGGACCTTGTAGAGCCCGAACGCGGCCTTGACCTCGAGGTCGACGTCGGCGCGGTCGACGACCCACCGCTGCTTGGCCGGCAGACCGGGTGGGCGCTGCCACACGCCGAGCTTGACCACGGCGCCGTCGCTGACGCGGCACGCGATCAGGCCGGTGGCGTCGTCGGACTTCGACCCGTCGAAGAACAGGACGACCTGCTCGCCGGGGCGCAGCTCGTCCCCGGTGCCGCGGGCCACGCTCGGCGCCGCCGACCAGTCGGCCGGGTCGATGAGGGCGTCCTCGGCCGCGACGACCTGGTTGTACCACTTGCGCCGCGACTCGCTCGGCGGGTTGTCGGGGTTGGCGATCGAGGCGACGATCCGCTTGATCGACAGCCACGTCGAGTCGCCGCGGATCGAGTCGACGACGGCGGGGGCGTCCTCGAGGGTCAGCGGTGCCTCGGGCGGGGCCTCGAGGCTGTCGTACATGACGCCGAAGTCGGCGGCCCGGTCGTCCTGGACCTTCTCCCACGACTCCCGGGCCCGCTGCCCGACGGAGTCCTCGCCGGGCCGATAGGCGTTGCAGATGTCGAGGATGCGGGCGGCGCCGCCCACGGACATTGCGGCGTTGCCCACGATCGCGCCCGCCATCGCCTGGCCGTCGTTCGACTCGTTCCAGTTCTGGGTCTCGTTGCGGATGATCAGCGTGGGCCGGCCGCCCTCGATGGCCATCACGCTGGAAGTGACGGCCTGGATCTGCCTGGAGTCCGCCAGGGCCCAGACCGCTTCCTTGCCGACCTGGATGCCGTAGTGCTGCCGCGCCTCCGGGGTGATGAGCCCGGGGAACAGCTTCATCGTGTTCTTGGTCTGCTCCAGCGACACCGCGACGATCTGCACCCAGGCGTCGGGCTCGTCGCGGCCGACCGGGCGGTCCCCGTCGAACCGGTCGAAGCTGACCGGGCCGAGGATGCCGGCGGCGGACAGGCACGCCGCGACCGGGTCTTTCCCCCAGCCCTTGAGCCGCTGCAGGACCGCGGAGTGGGCGAGCCAGTCGCCGTGCTCGTCGATCGCGTAGAACCAGAGCAGCCAGCGGGTCTGCTCCGGGGTGAACTGCCAGGGCTGGCCCTTGCGGTCGGCGAGCCACGTTCCGCACCAGCCCAGGACGTCCCAGCCGAGCGTGAGCTCGGGCAGGACCCAGCCGTTGTCCCACTGCCACGTCGGCCCGATCCGGACCGGCTCCCAAGGCAGGTCGGTGCGGGGCACGGTGTGCTCGAGCAGGTCGACGTACCAGGTGATGATCTCGGAGTAGTCGGCGCGGCCGCGGGTCGCGAGCGCGGCCCGGCTACGCGCCACGGCGCGACCAGCGCGCCTGCGCGGCGGCGCGGTTCTTCGCGCTGAGCTCGCCGCCGTTGTCGCCGGCCGACTCGTCGGGCAGCTTGAGCGCGGCGAGGAGGCCGCGCAGGGTGTTGCGGTGCTGGCGCAGCTCGCCGACGAACGGGTGAATGACAGGCTGCCCCATCGACCCGGTCGTCATCAGCGACGCCGACGCCAGCGCCGTCTCCATCCGCGCGATGAGGTCGGTCTCGCGGCAGGCCTCCTCGAGGAGGCGGAGCTCGTCGGTTCGCAGCTCGTACCCGGCGGTGATCTTCCGCCACAGCGCGGACCCGTCCTTGGCGAGCCCGGCGGGCGCGCGGACCTTCATCGGACCCTCCAGGGGTGCAGTCCGGGGCCCACCGGGGGCCCGCTGAAAAACCAGAGCGAGGCGCATGCACATCGGGAGCTGCTATGCCGCTCCGTAGGAGCCGGCGCCCCGGGGGAGGCACCCCCCACCCCTGCTGGCCGTCACCGTGCGCCGGGGTGCGGCTCGACGGCTCGTGCGCGCTGCGGCCGGGGCGCTGCGGCTCGTGCTGCTGCTGCCTCGGCCTGCGTCTTGGCCGCGTGGCAGGGCCGGCACACGCCCTGCAGGTTGTCGAGGTCGTGCGTCCCGCCGAGGTGGACGGGGACGATGTGGTCGACCTCTGTTGTGGTGCGGGTGCAGCGGGGCCCGGCGATGCAGCACAGCGGGTCGCGCCTGCGCACCCGGGCGGCGATCGCCTTCCAGCCCTTGGGCTGCGGGTAGCCGGGCGCGGACCAGGGCATCGGCCTCAGGTCCCGGCGACCAGGGCGGCCATGGCTGAAGGGTCGCCGTGCGCGTCGACGTACCGCTGGTAGAGCGCGACGCAGGCCTCGTACTCGGGGCCCTGCATCTTGCTGGGCTGGTCGTCGTGGTGGAGCGCGAAGACGTCGCCGGGGTGGCGGGTCATGGGGCCGATGAGGGTCTCGTGGGCCAGGCGGAACGCCCAGTCCTCCGGGCTCCACCGGGTGAACCGCTCGTCCATCCCGCCGATCGACCACCACGTCTCGGGGGTGGTGACGAAGACCCCGGAGCAGGCGCCGGCGACCGGGGTGTAGGAGCAGAGCTCGGGCGGCATGCCCTGGCCGAGCTGGTGGGTGCCCTTGAGGCCCAGGCTGCGGTACTGCGTGTAGGGCAGGTGGACGGTGCCGTCGGTGCGGGCGCCGGCGATCGCTGCCTCGAGCGGACCGGGCTGGGGGAAGGTGTCGGCGTCGGCGATGACGACGACGGTCGCCGCGAGGTCGGTGGCCATGGCGACGCCGGCGTTGCGGGACGCGGCGAGGTTGAAGTGGCTGTGCCCTGAGTCGACGGGCAGCGGCTGGTAGCCGAGGCGCTGCCAGGCACGGCGGGCCTCGCGGAAGGAGCGGAGCCGGTCGGGTGTCTCGCGCCAGGGGATGACGACCTCGACGCCGTCAGTAGCCATGGCTGGCCTCGGTGCGTTCGCCGATGTGGAGGACGCGGGGGCTGTCGTCGCGGTGGCCGTAGTAGGCGAAGCGGTAGCCGGCGGCTCGGAGCTGGGCGCCGTAGGCGGACTCGGACCAGGCGGCGGCGGGCCAGGGCTGCGCGGTGGCGATGGTCCTGCGGAACAGGCAGGGGTTGCTGGTCCAGCCGCCGGTGTGCTCGACGTGGGAGTCGGCCTGGAACAGGGCGATGCCTCGGGCCTCGAGGGAGCGCAGGAGCCCGCCGGCGGCGTGCTCGTTGGGCCACCAGGGCTGGCGGACGAGGGCGATCTGCGCGAGGTCGTGGTCGGCGTCGAGGATCGCGGCCATCGCCTCGAGTGGGACGTCGCCGGCCGGGAGGAAGTCGGCCTCCCAGAGGAGCACCAGCGGCTGGTCGAGGTCGGCGAGTTGCTGCCAGAGGTCGACCATCTGCGCGGTGTAGCCGCGGCGGTGGTGGTCGATGTGCTCGATGACGATCTCGGGCGGTTCGGGGAGCGCGGCGAGGATGTGGTCGCGCGTGCGGGAGAGGTAGTCGCGGGTGTCGTCCATGAGGACGAGCGCGTAGCGCACTGTCAGTCCCGGTCGCTGATGACGAGGAGCATCGTGCCGCGTGAGGGGAAGGTCTGGCGCTTGCTTCCGGGCCAGGTGACGCGGACGAAGTACCGGTAGTTGCCCTCGGTGTCGGTGTCGCCGCTTTCCCAGGCGTAGGAGACGTCGCCGTGGGTGTCGGGGTCGTCGTCGTCCTGGTCGACGGTCATGGCGGCGTCGTCGAGGGTGGGCTCGTCGGCGCCCTGGCGGATGGCCGTGAGGGTGACGGCTGCGGCGTTGGCGAGGTCGACGCGGGCGCCGGTCTCGTCGGTGAGGGTGAGCTCGAGGGCGGGCTCGAGGTCGCCGGTGCGGAGGTAGACGGCGTCGCTCACGTCAGTGCCTCCGGACGGTGATGCGGCCCTCGTGGGGGCTGCGGACGGTGAGGGCTGCGGGCCGGGTGCGGGTGGTGATGAGGCCGGCGTGGGTGCGGACGATGAGCGCGGGGCCGTGGACGTGGGGGTAGTCCACGAAGCCGGCGAGGATCGCGATCGCGGTGTCGAGCTCGGTGGTGATGCCGAGGTCGACGAGGCGCGCCGCGGTGACGGGGCCGGCGATGTCGGTCTCGCCGGTGAGGGCGAGGGCGGCGATGCGGGCCGCGGTGGTGGTGAACGCGTCGTCGGTCTCGTCGGCCTGGTCGAGGTCGATGACGCGGGCGAGGAACGCGCTGATCGGGGTGTCGGTCTCGGTGGCGAGGCCGAGCTGCACGACGCGGACGACGCTCGTGGCCAGCGCGGTGCTGGTGTCGCCGGCGAGGCCGAGGTCCGTGGAGTGGGCGTCGTTGAGGGCGAGGGCCTCGTCGAGCTCGGTGGCGAGGCCTAGGGCGACGAGGCGCGCCCATGCGGGCGGGAGGGGCGAGTCGGTCTCGCTGACGATCGCGAGCGCGGCCGCGCGCGCAGCGGTGATCGGCTGCGCGGCGTCGGTCTCGGCGGGAAGGCCGAGCTGCACGATGCGGGCCGCGGTGGATGCGAGCGCCGTGTCGGTCTCGGTCTGCAAGCCGACGTCGACGGCGCCGCCGCTGCCGACCGGGGCGTTGGGCAGGATCGAGACGACCGCGGTGAAGCGGGAGTTGGTCGGCCCGGTCGTCGCGAACCCGCCGTCCGCGGACAGCGACGTCGTGCCCGACACGAGCTTGGCCGCGGCCCACGCGAAGGCGTTGCGCGCTGACGCGGCAGCGGTGGAGGACTCCTCGACCGGGTCGGCCCAGCCGGCGGGGAGCGCGGCAGTGTCAAGAGTGG